GTGATAAGCAGGGGGCAAAAGCATGAGAGGATAATCTCCCTTGAGCCGGAAGTTAAAAAAGGGCACATCCTGTTCAATCCTGCCAATATAAGGTATAATAATCAGGTGAAGGATTATAATAAATCGGTAAAATATGATGATGCGCCTGATTCATTATATGGAGCAGTACAGTTGATAGAAGGGGTTAAGAGTATTAAGTTTTATGATAGGAGTTTGCTGTTTTAAGTTGATTGCAGGTTAAAATGAGGTATAATTGGCTTAGAAATATTTGTAAAGGGGAGATTTTTATGATTTGCCCAAAATGCAATTGGGATAATGCTGAAGGTAGTGTTTTTTGTAACAAGTGTGGTGTAAATTTATCTGGTGCCATTCAGGCAAAACATAATTTTAAATTGTTTAGTACCAAAAGAAATATTATAATGGCATGTGCAGCCTTAGTTATCCTAATATTTGTCGTAGTTGAAATTGTGAATTTTAGCAATCCTGTATCGGCATTTAAAAGCAACATCAATAATAATAAATACGCGGAAGCAACTAAGATTTACAACGAGAAAATTAAGGGAGACACAGAAAAAGAGAATAGTGTTAACTCTTTCCTTAAAGATTACATTACTAAAATTCAGAAATCATTTTCAGAAGGCAAGATTGACTATGATACAGCAAAAATCAGTCTGGAGACGATTAGAAATACCCAGTTGGCATCAAGTGATGTTAGCAATGCTATGGATAAAATTAATGCTCTGAACAATTCAAGAATTGCATTTAGCAAAGCTGAGGAGTTTCTCAGAAACAAAGATTTAGCAAATGCTCTTAAGGAATATAAAAAAGTCATACCAGATGATTCCAACTATAATAAGGCCAAAGAGCAGATAGCAAACAATGAAAAACAATATAAGGAACAAGTGCTAAAAAATGCGGAGGATTTTGCTAACAATAAAGATTATGACAAAGCTCTAGGGATACTATCCGAAGCATTGTCTATATTACCGAATGATCAAGATATCAATGCCAAAAATGCGGTTTATCAAAAATTACAAGATGAAAAGTTAGCAGCAGAAAGAAAACAAAAAATGGATGAATTGGCGAAAAACCAAGAGGTGTCAGTTCAAAATATAACTATAAATAAAGATTGGCTGGATGATTACTATATTTCAATTACCGTTAAAAACAATACCAATAAAGTGGTTAAAAAGTATGTTGTTGGTTGGATGGGATTCGATAAATATGGATATCCTGTAAAGACTGGCTGGCTTTCTCCTGATTTCTTAAAAGAGGGATATGCAGAGGCAAATATCCAGCCGGGAAATACCTATGGTTCTGATAAAGGATGGGAACTAACCGGAGGATTCGATAAAACAATGGAAGCGAGTAAATTTATTGCGTGTGTTAAAGAAGTTGAATACTATGATGGAAGCAAGTGGACAAATGAGTATTACAATTACTGGAAGGATGAATATATGGGAAAACAGTATAAATAAACTTTTCATAATTATTACAGCTGCCTGTACTACTCGGTACGGGCCATTTTTATGTCCATTTGAAAGGAGCGATGTATTTGGATATAAACGAAAACTTAATACTTGAATGCTTGAATGAACTCAACAAAAATGCCAAAGATAAGCAGAGATACAAGGACTACTATGAAGGCAACCACTCAATTCTAAAGAACTATCAAATGCAGGACAGCAGGAGCAACATGAAGCTGGTGTTCAATTTTCCACGTAAGTTTGTAGATAATGAAACCGGCTATCTTCTTGGAAAACCTGTCAATTATGTTTCCAAATCAGATGATAATGAGATTATAGATGCCATCGACAGAAATACGAGCCATTGGGATAAAGAGCATAATATAAACCTTCGGAAACAATCTGAGATATATGGTGAAGCCTATGAACTCAACTATATCAATACAGATGGGGAATTCTGCGCAACCATTCTGACACCTATAGAAGCTTATGTTCTGGAAGATGGCACTGCCGAAAGAAATGTAGTGCTGGCTTTACATACCTTTACAAAAAAGTTTGATGATAATAAATATCTTGATGTATATACTGATTCCGAAATCCGGCATTATGAATTGGGAAGCAGTGGAACGAGGCCTGAGCTTAAATATATCGGCAGCCATGAACACATCTTCGGCAGAGTGCCTGTAATAGTTTGCCCTGCAAATAACGAAAGGAAAAGCGGATTCCAGGATGTAATCAGTTTGTTTGATGCGTACAATGCCATCAATTCAGATTTAGTTAATGAAATTGCTGACCACAGGAATGCTTATCTTGTCATTGAAAACGCTAAAATTGAGGAAGAGGATTTGCTCAAGATGAAATCTATGGGAATTATCCAGGTCCCTAACCAAGCGAAGGTTTACTGGCTCACCAAAGATATCAATGACAGCTTTGTTAAAAATGAATTGGACAATATTGAAAGAAAAATATTTGACCTGATGGACGAGGTTAATTTTAACGAGAACTGGGCTGCCAACACCTCATCGCTGGCACTTCGCAATAAACTTTTGAACCTTGAGAACAGGGTTTCCATGAAGGAAGCCATCATGGAAAAGGTTATCAAACAGCGGTTAAAGAACCTGTTTGTATATCTAGAAAAGAAGGAAGGTAAATCCTATGATTACAGGGATGTTGCGGTGAAGTTTACAAGAAACCTTCCTACCGATTTGACAGGGCTTGCAGATGTTATTACGAAACTAAAGGATGTCTGCTCACAAGAAACGCTTCTTGCTCTCCTGCCGTTTGTTGAAAATCCAAAAGTTGAGCTTGAAAAATACTATTTTGAAAAAAGACATTTTGGTAATATTCCTGAAGGTAACATTTCCTCGGTTCAAAATCAGGTTATTGTATAAATAAACAATTTAAGCCTTTATTTTATCGGGTAGGGTAAATTATACTGCCTGTCTTTTTCATGCTTTCAGAAATAAAAAATCCAATATTTTCATTTAACTTAAAAATGCCATGAACTGCTAGTAATAAGCGGGTTTGTGGCTGTTTTTACATATAAATTAATTTGCCCGTTTTTATAGGGGATTGGAGGTACGGTTTGTGTGGCAAGATTGAGCAATTTGGCAAAGGAGGGCATGGGCTTCTGGATTAATTCTAATGGAGAAATCCAGTACCATAAAAAGTGCGCAAGATGCAGGCACAAGTGCAAACAATCGTTCAGGTGCGTGGATGTAATATGCCCACGCTATGAAAGAAGATAATAGATTGTCCTGGGCATGATGTTAAACTGCCCTAATATTATGCGTGTCTGGGCAAAAAGGTCAGATGTGCCAGTCGAAAGGAGAGTTATATACTATGACATTTGAAGAAGTAAAAAAGTACATGGATGAAAACAAAAACTCAAATGAGGTGAAAGCATACCTTCAGGGCTTGATGAGTGTTGAAGGGGTGCAGAAGTTTCTTTCTGAAAATGAAGAAGGCAGGAGATGGTTCAACAGCGAAAAGGACAAACACCTTGAAAAGGGTTTAAAAACCTGGAAGGACAACAACCTGCAAAGAGAGATTGACAAAAAGATAAAAGAGCTTTATCCGGAAGAATCCGAGGAGAAGAAGCAGCTTCGGGATTTGACAGCCAAGATTGAAAGGATGGAGCTTGAAAAACAGAGGGAGATATTAAAGAATAAAGCCCTTACTATCGCTTCCGAAAAGAAGCTTCCAATCAATAAGATAGTTGACTTGTTAATTGCGGAGGATGAGGAAGCTACAGTTGCTAATATTAGCAGGTTTGAGGAGATATTCAACACCTCGGTTCAGGCTGCTGTGGAAGAAAGGCTCAAAAGCAATGGATATAATCCGCCGCAGAATAACAGCAATCAGAACAACCAGCCTAAAAGCCTTAATGAAGCGTTAAAACAGTATTATTCCAACCAAAACAAGTAAATTTTTGAAAGGAGATTGATATTATGATTACATTAGCACAGGCAAAATTAAACACACAGGATGATATACAGGCAGGGGTTATAGATGAATTCAGGAAGAGTTCATTTATACTGGACAACATACCCTTTGATGACGCTGTTACCCCTGGGACAAACGGCGCAACACTTACATACGGGTACACAAGGCTGATCACACAGCCGACAGCGGCTTTCAGGGCCATCAACAGCGAATATACCCCGCAGGAAGTTGAAAAGCAGAGGTATACGGTTGAGTTAAAGCCCTTCGGAGGCTCCTTCCAGATTGACAGGGTTATCGCAAGCACAGGTGGTTTGGTGGATGAAGTAAACCTTCAGGTTCAGCAGAAGGTGAAGGCAGCAAGGGCATTATTTCATGACACCATCATCAATGGCGATTCTGCTGTGGATGCCAATGCCTTTGACGGGCTCAATAAAGCAATCACAGGCTCCAGCACAGAGTTTAACACTGGAGCATATATAGACCTGTCAACATCCTCGGCAGTAGATACCAACTATAAGCAGTTCCTTGACCTGCTGGATGAGTTCCTCTCCAATCTTGACGGGAAGCCGACATTCCTTGGGGGGAATTCAAAACTCATCACTAAAATCAAAGCAGTGGCAAGAAGGGCAGGATACCTCACTCAGAGCGAGGATGCATTCGGCAGGAAGGTAGATGCCTATGACGGAATTATACTGGTTGACCTTGGAACGAAAGCAGGAAGCAATGACCCTGTTGTATCTATTGTAGATACAAGGAAACCAAACGGTACTGATGTAGTGACAGGCCTTACCGACCTTTACGCAGCAAGGTTGGCCTTAGATGGATTCCATGCCGTATCCCTCGCAAATCAGGACTTGGTGAAGATATGGCTTCCTGACTTTTCTACGGCCGGAGCCGTAAAGAACGGTGAAGTGGAAATGGTGGCGGCTGTTGCATTAAAAGCTACAAAGAGTGCAGGGGTATTCAGGAATATCAAAGTATCTTAGTGGGGAGGTAAACTATGGCGAAGATATACTGCAGAAATAAGCAATACAACGGTATATCCGCCGGCGTAAACTTTGTAAACGGGGTAGGGGTTACTGATGACCCTTACCTTGTTTCATGGTTTATGGAGAATGGCTATACCGTAGAAGAGAAAAAAGAAATAAAAAATTATGAGGACATGACCTATAAGGAATTAACGGATTATGCAAAAGAGCGTGGTTTTAACGGAATCGGGTATAAAAAGGAACAGCTAATTCAGGCATTATATGATTTGGACAAAAAAGAAGATAAAATAAGGGAAACGGAGGGATAACCTGTGCTTGAAATCGTAAAAATGCTGCTTGGCATGGATATTTCAGACACATCGAAAGACAACTTGCTCAACCATTTCATTAAGAAAGCCACAGATATTATCTTAGGCTACTGCAATATAGATGCGCTGCCCGAACAGTATCATGATGTGGCTGCCGACCTTGCAGTTTTCCTCTATAACAACAGGGATTTAGAAGGGATAACAAAGAAAACCGAAGGGGAGAAAAGCCTCACAATCATAAATGCCATTCCCGAATCCATAAGGCTTGCGCTTCCGCCTCCAAGGATAAGGGTGGTAGGCTGATATGTTTTATAATACCTTGATAAAAATATACTCAAGTCCTGACCCCAATTCATATATAAAATCCATTTATGCCGATGTTCAGCCTTATTTAAAAAGCATGATGTTTGAAGATGGTTTTGAAATAAACATAACCAGGAGGGTTTTCTGTGATATTGAAAACTCCATTAGTATACATAGCTATATGGAAATTGA